ACAAGTGCTTAAAACAAACACCCTTATTATTGTTCATAATTTTGTTCATAACTTTGTTTGTTATGTTGTTGGTAATGTTAAAAATAATTTGTTTATTTGTGCCATATTAATCATTTAAAAAAACTAAAATGAAAAAATTATCAATTACAGAATGCAGAAAATTCTTAAAAGATAAAAAGAATATGCAATTTCAAAATCTTTATAGAATGATAAAAAAGTATGTAGAAAAATATGACAATTATGAAAGTCAATATATGATACAAACTTCAAATGCTTATCAAAAAAACTTAGAAGCAAAGAAATTAAAATCATACAACTATGATATAGATGAAGTTGTTAAGACCATTAATAGAATTTAATCAAAAAAAAAATTATGAAATTTACAAGTAAAAAAACAGGAAAATCTTTTGTTTTAACTAGCAAATCAGCTGCTGACTTTATGTTTGCTAAAAATGCAAGAGGGGAATACATTAACAGGTTAGATGACTACTATGTAGAAAAACAAGATGATATTAGTAAAGTTAAGTTTTTCTTAGGATGTGTTGGTATGACTATGTTAGCTGTTGGATCAATCTTATTACACTTACAATGGAACTACTAACATACGATTGGATAAATAAAATACAATCACGTACAAGGTGTCAAACTATTTATTTTTATCCAAACACAAACCCAGCAGGTTCAGCACTTGTTAAAGTTTTACATCCTATAACTAACACTTACTTTACTGATTTAAAACAAGTAAGCACAGTAATAAGAATCTATGGAACACAAGAACAAATAGATAAAGCTCTTGATGATTATTGTTTAATGTATAATCTTAATGTTGATGAAGCATATGATTATAAGCCAGAAGCTGAGAGTTCTCGCTTTTACTGCAAGGATGAAAATGATGAAATTAAAAAAGCATTAACAAGGTATACAAACATATACTTAAAAAAGAATGAAATATTTTCGTTATTTAATTTTCACAAAGGAAATGAGCTTAATAGAAATAGAGCAATAATAATAAATTTAATATAATATAATGGATAAAGAATTAATACACAAAGCAATGAACAATCTAAATACATTCCAATGTTGTGAGGGTGAATTATATTTAAGAGGCACAGATGAGTATGGCAAAGACTTTCAAGTAGTATTTGATGCTTACGACTTTTTAAATTGGATTGATTCAGATCAAATAGAATATATAAAAGAACAACTAATTAAACACATAAAAACAAAATGATAAAAGAAATTAAAGACTATGCAATTGAAGGTCTAGAAAACCTTAAGGGAACAAATCCTGAATGTGCAGATGTACATCACGAAATATTTAATACTAACTATTATATAATAGGAAGGTCAAAAGCTAAAGAATGGATTAATAAATTTGGCACATTTGATGTAATAGGTGAAATTGTAGATTATGAAACTGTACATTTTGGAGAAGTTTATACAGATTGTGCAGACCCTGAGAAAGTGGCTAATATGTATGCTTATATTAAGGGTCAAGAACTACTAGATGAAATTGAAATTTATCACAAACTATATGATAAAAAACTTGATGATAAAGATTTACAGCAAATCATTAATGAATTAAATTAAATTTTTTATTTTTAACCGAATTATTAACAAAAAAAAGAAATATGAAAACAGAACTAATTAAGAAAAAATACAATCATTACGGATTAACTCCTGATGATGTGTTTAAGCATCAACACTACGTAATTATCACAAGATCTGGAATTGATAAGATACAAGCAATGGAAAATATAACTATTGATTATGAAGTAATTAATTGCGAAAAGGATTTTTGTGTAGTAAAAGCTAATGCATTAAAAGGTGAAGCGTCAATACAGACTTTTGGGTCAGCTTTGAAAGGCGGATTTAAAGATGGAAACTGCAATACTTGGTATGTTATGGAAATGGCAGAGAAAAGAGCAATGTCTAGGGCAGTATTAAAGCTGACAGGGTTTTATGAGCTAGGAGTATTTGGAGAGGATGAAAGCGAGGACTTTAACAAGAGTAATAACTAAATAAAAAATTATGACAATACCTATAAACAGTATTAATAAGCAAGAAGCAGAAACAGAAAGTAAAATTAATACTTTACAAAAAGAAAATGAAAGGCTAAGAGATTATAACACCAAATTAAAATTAGGCATCATAGAAGCGAGAAAGAAAATTAATCAAATAATAACAATATTAAATAAATAAAAAATGGAAATCAACGGAATATTAGTAAAAAAATTAAAAGTAGAAGCAGGAACATCTAAAGCAGGTAAGGATTGGAAAAGTCAATTATGTATAATAGATACTAACTTAGATTTTAAAAATCAAGTAGCTATTAAATTTATGGGAGATAAAATATCTTTGCTAGATAATGTTAATGAAGGTGATGATGTTACTGTAAGTTGTAATGTTTACTCTAGAGAATATAATGGTAGATTTTACAACAACATAGATGGCTGGAAAATATCTAGTAATAATGCAGAAATTAATGAAGCTGTTAATGATGAATTAAATGGTAGAGTTGAAATGGATAGGCAAGATCAGGGCTTTGTAACGTCTAATGATAATGATTTACCTTTCTAATATGACTCACGAATTAAACTTTAAAGCATTATGCGGTCTTGCCACAAGAGTGATGGGATTGCCTAAAAATTCTTTAGCATCAAAAACTAGGAAAAGAAACATACAAGCAGTAAGATCTATTGCAGGTTATATAGGATTAACTGAGGAGAATATACCTAGACATATTGTTGCTAAAGTTTTAAACAGAGATAGGTGTATAACTTACCATTATGAAAGTCATCACAAAAAAAACTTCAAGCATTGTATTATATATAGAACAGCTTTTGACAAAATATATCAAGCGTATAAAGATATTGATGGCAGCAAGAAAATATTTACAGATAAGCATTTTATGAAAAGTCATTTGCTACAAAATGGTGTTGTTGAAAAGTTAGAATCTGATGTTACACTAGAGGTAACAAGTGGTCAAACTTCTTGTAAAATTAAAACTTCTTACTTTGATTTTTCTAATCAATTAGAAATTGTTAGTTTAGCCCTTAAAAATTATCATTATACAATTAAAATAATATGAAACACCTTTTAAGTAGTTCAGCTTTTCTAGTACTAAATAAACAATTAGCAAAGCGGGTAGGGTTGAAACCATCAATCCTACTTGCTGACCTAATTAGCAAAGAGGAATATTTTATAGCAAATGGAATGACTGATGGTTGGTTTTTTAATACAGAATCAAACATACAAGATGACACAACATTAACCCCTTTTCAACAAAGAAAGTCATTAAAAGTATTAAAAGAAAAAGGTTTAATTGAAACACAAAGAAGGGGAATACCAGCTAAACAATATTTTAAAATAAATGAACAACAAGTTATTCACTTTCTTAACAACTTGTCAGAAATAAAATTAACTACTATTAATAATAATAAAGAAATAAAAATAAAAAATAAATACTTTAAACAGCCATCAGTTTTTGAAATTGAATTTTATTGCGAGGAAAAAGGATATAAAATAGATGCCGAAGCATTTTATGATTTTTATCAAAGTAAAAATTGGATGGTAGGTAAAAATAAGATGAAAGATTGGAAAGCCGCTGTAAGAACTTGGCACCGTAGAGATTATAAAAAGCCTAAAATGTCAAAGCTAGACTCACAAATTAGTGCTTGGCAAGAAGCAAAGAAATTATTATGAAACCATTAAAAAATGAAAACGTAAAAGATTTGGCTGAAAAAGTATTAGACTTAGTAGCTAAGACATCAGTAGAAATAGGACATAAAACTGATCCGCAAACTATGGCTACACTTAGTAAGATATTTGCTAAAGATTTAATTACAGAAAAGAGATTTTGTAATTTAACATTTAATCAAGTTGAGGATGCTTTTCATTATGGGGTAAGATTTGGAAAAGATGAACCATTTTTAAATATAAGAACTTTTTACAAATGGGTGTATTCTATGAAAAAGATGTGTGACAATGCATACTATGAAGTACATACTTTAGGTAAAGATAAAGACAGGACTTTATGGTATCAAGAACCAATTAAAATGATAACATAAAAAGAGGGTTAAAACCAATATGAATAATAATTTGAGAGGTTATACTTTGTGGAGGTTAACTCCCTCTTTTTTTAAAACTAAATGATATGGTCGGATGGGTAATAATAACAGCCATTGGAATGTGGCTAATAAGACAAATAAGAGAATGAAAACAAAAGAAATTGTACAGGAATTACTTAAAAACAAGCCCTCTTTAAAAGATGATGACAATAGATTGTGTACTCATATTTGGTACAGAGAAATACAATCTATGGGGGTTGATCCACATAAACAAAGTGCAGCAGACTTTTTACGATTGTATGCTAAAGGTAAATTAACATTAGCACCTAGTATAAAAAGAGTAAGAGCTAAATTGCAAGAACAATATCCTGAATTTAGAGGTGAAAAATACAATCTTAGAAAAGGAAAGATACAAGAACAATGGCGAAAAGACTTAGGATATGAAGTCTATAAGTAAGCTAAAAAAAGAACTAGACAAATGGTTTAGCCTTTATATAAGGTTAAGAGATGCAACTATTGAAGGTATGGTACAATGCTTTACTTGTGGATGTGTTAAACATTATAAGTCTGGAATGCAATGTGGTCACTTTCAGTCTAGAGGTTTTTTAGCTACAAGATTTGATGAAGTTAATTGTCAACCTCAATGCGTTGGGTGTAATATGTTCAAACAGGGAGAGCAATATAAATTTGCTTTAGGATTAGATCATAAGTATGGTGAAGGCACAGCACAAGAACTACAATATTTAGCCAAAACTATTGTTAAGTTTTCTAGGGTAGATTATGATGAAAAGATAGGTTATTACAAAAAAGCTGTTGATAACTTAAAAAAAGAAAAGGGTATAGAATAATTTATTATTATAAATTTGGATATGCAAAACGCAATATATTCTAGCGAACAGCACAAACAGATTCTTGAAGTGTATATTGAATTATGCAGACAATTTGCACAAGATGTAGCTACAAAAACTAGATACCAGAATTATATGGATGTGCTGCAATTAATAATAGACTATTCAAATGGCTACGGAGAAGGGGTTAAAGAAAACAATTTTTATGATTGGATTATGATATTACCTATAAACATATCAGTTATGACAAGTGGCTTTTTAGCAGGTATAGAAACTAGAAAGAATGCAGCAGTTGTTAGAGCTTATAAAGTAGTGTTAGATCAAATGCTACAAGAAACAGTAGCAAAGCTAGATACGTTAGAGCCGACAAATGAATAATATATACATAGAAATATCAAAGCTAACAGATCAATTTAGAACTATGGCTTATGGCATTACTAATGATGAAAACAAAATACACGAAGCAGTACAGGAGTTGATGCTCTATTTTTTACAAATGAATAAACAAACCCTGTCAAATATATGGGAGAAAGATGGGGTAAATGGAATTTTAAGGTATGGAGCAGTTGCATTAAGAAGGGCATTAACAAGCAAAAGAAGTAATTTTTATTATAAGTATGAAAAGTATTACACACATATTGACAGCACTATTTATTCTACCAATAATACTAACGTGGATAGCTATACAATATCTGGCAATTATCATCATAAAGATATATCAAATTTGCCAAACGAAAAAATAGATCACGAAAGACTTAACAAGCTAGAAAAGATTGATTGTGTTTTAGATACTTTACATTGGTATGATGCGGAATTGTTTAAGCTATATTACTATGAAGGTAATACACTTGATTCTCTCGCTGCCAAAACTAAGATTAGTAGGAACAGCTTGTTTACGACAATAGACAAAGTAAGAACAATAATAAAAGATGAATTAGATGAAAATGTATGATCCGAAAAAAAAAGATAGTTTTGTTATGCAATTTGGGTTTTCATACCCCTTCAATCTGTTTGAAAAAAAGAAAACATTAATAAGAAAATATGAAGTTTCTAGTACCAAATGGAATTTACAAGGATCGCATAGAAATATGTAAGTCTTGCGTATATTATTTTAAGCCAACAGGAACTTGTAAAGATTGTGGCTGTTTTATGAAGTTGAAGGCACGTTTAGCACCTATGAGTTGTAGTCAGGGTAAATGGCAAAAGACCACAGTAATAGACACACCAGATTACAATTTACCACAGGAGATTATAGATGAAATATTAGATATGTGGAAAGATTTAAAAACAGGCAGGGCAAAAAATCAAGCAGCAAAAAAAAGGATGATAGAAACTTACAATGTAATACACGGAACTAATTACAGTCCTACTACTAACTGTGGTTCTTGTATTGCAACGTGCTTTGATGCAATTAAAAAATTATATAAAAAATACAGCGAATGAAAACAGATTACAAAAGAACACCCGAACCTAATTATTATATTGGAACCACCTATGGCTATGAAGCTAGACGTGTAGTAGAGGACTTTGAATTATCGTATAATGTAGGTACGGCTTGTTCTTACCTCTTA